TTAATTAACTATTTAATGAAAAATAGACATGCAACTCCATTTGAACACTCTGTTTTTAAGTTTAGAATTAAAGCTCCTATATTTGTTACAAGAGAATGGATGAGACACAGATGGTCATCATTCAATGAGATGAGTATGAGATATCACGTACCAGAAAATATAGATTTCTATGTTCCTTTGAAGAAAAATATAAGAAAGCAAGTTGGAAAGCCAGGGGCGTATACGTTCGAATCAATAAATGACGATAAACTTCTTGAAAAAACAGTTTTAGAGATTCATCATTGCAATCAACATGCATATAATTCATATAAAAAGTTAATAGAAGAAGGCGTAGCGAAAGAATTGGCTCGAATGGTACTGCCAGTGTCTCAATATACTGAGTTTATCTGGACAGTTAACGCTAGATCGTTAATTAATTTTATCTCATTAAGAAATGATAGTAACGCACAGTTTGAAATTAACGAATACGCAAAGATAATTGAAAAAATTTTTGCAGAAAAAATGCCATTTTCTCACCAAGCCTTCATAAACTCGGATAGGATTGCGATATGAATAACGTAATTACATTTTTTGCATATTTAATAATTAATTCGGTATTATTTAATATTGCATCAAGAGTTGGATGGGACTATGATCCAGGATATTTAGGTCCGATGATTCTTGCATTCAATATAAATCTAATGCTGGCTGTGTTTAATAATGCAAAGAGAGATCAATAAATCATATCTAAACTCTAAAAAAGTATTGCTTCTTAGCGATACTCACTATCCGCATCTTTATATTAAAGATTTTTTAAAATATCTTGATGCGTCAAATGTTTACGTATATGTTTCTCCAGCAACAACTTCTAAATTTATTAAAGTTTATTTAAAAGTGTTTGCACATAGAAATGCAACAATCTTAAAAGATAAAAAATATAAAATTTTTTTTGATGATGCTATTAACAATTATATTGTTGTTATTTTTTTTGGCAAAAAAGTAACAAATGAAACACAACTTTTAGAAAAATTAGCAAAAAAATTAATTCTTTGTTATCAAGATGTAATTGTTGTTACTCATGAAGGGATAGATTACGATGAGGATAGTTCCTTATTCGTCAGATGAACAACTAGAAGATTTACCAACTCTGACTATTATTATTAAAGCTGTACCATTTGAAGACAACTTTGCACCAGCCTTCTATATTTCGAGCCCTAGCGATGACTATGAGATGAATATAAATGAACTCGGGTGTCTTATGGATGGAGTAGAGATCGCAAAAAGATCGATTGATGAGATAATTGATTTTATATTAAAATCTAACGGTGAAGAGTAATGCTTATAGGAAGAGTAATTAAGGATTTCCCATATCCAGAGAAAAGATGCCCATACTGTAATTCTAAATTAGTTGTTGTCAATGCTGTTCATTGGCACGAAGACAATTTCCAATATAAGGCTCTATACTTAGACCCGAATGGAGACTGTCCGGTTTATGATGAAGGTGCAATGAAGGCATATGCAAGGATATATTATTCAAGCGAAGATGCCTATGCTACGTTTTATAATGTCAAAATACCTGTTGCACGATGGAATCGTGAGGATCTCTTAACTATTTATAAGTAACCTATGATAAAATAATAGGTACTATGCCAGTCAATCCCTGCTCAGAATCAGGAAAACCAGGTTTCAAATGGGGCGAAGAGGGTAAATGCTATTTGTACACCCCTGGAGATAAGAAATCAATGGGTGAAGCAAAAAGAAAAGCAACTATTCAGGGTATAGCAACTGGTGAATACGAAAAACTAGAAGAAATCCTTGAGTCTATTGATAAAAGTCTAACTCAATGGTTTAAGGAAAAATGGGTTGATATATCAAGACCAAAACCAGGTGGTGGTTATGAAGAGTGCGGTAGATCTGATGCCAGTTCTGGCAAGTACCCTAAATGTGTACCAGCAGCCAGAGCTGCAAGAATGACACCAGAGCAAAGACGGTCGGCAATAAATAGAAAAAGAAGAGCCGAGTCTACTCAAAACAGAGATGGTAAAAAGCCAATCTATGTAAGCACCGTCAAGAAAGCTAGTCGAAACGTGCCAGCCAACCCAGAATTATATGCAAGAGTTAAATCTGAGGCTAAAGATAAATTTGATGTTTATCCATCCGCATATGCCAATGCTTGGCTTGTAAGGGAATACAAGAAAAGAGGTGGTACTTATCGGGTAGTGAATAAAAGAGATAGCTCATCTTACGGAATAGATTCACTTACCCCAGATGAGAAACTCCTGGCTATGGCGTTAGTTGCAGTTGCTGAAAAATATGGCAAATTTAATGAAGATGGCATTGGTATATGGGCTGGATATGAGTCCGCAGAGGAAAATGACGACAAAGACATTGGCGTAAATTGTCACAACTGCGTGTTGTATCAAGGCAATGGCGTATGTAAAATAATTGAAGGCTATGTCGAAGACATGGGCAAGTGCCGTTTTGCAGTCATACCAGACGGTCTTGTTATGCCAGATGAAGAAGAGTCTGAAGAAGAAGACGATCTAGACATAGAAAAGTACTATGATTTAGTAAATTACATAGTTAATTCTTATTGGGATATTTTGTCCAATGATTTTAAGGAGAAAAAATGAAGAACAATATTGATAAAATGATCAATGATCACAAGCAAATGCAAGAATGGCACGAAACAATGGCTAAGAGTGCAGCTGAAATGATGAAAGACCACATAAAGGCAGCAAACTGGCACGTTTCTCAGGCGGATCTGATCAAGGGAATGACAGAAGTTCCTCTTGACCCAGAAAAGAAGCAAACAACGATCCCAACTGGTGGTTCGGCCTCAACACCAAACAATGGCAAGGGTATGTCAGCACCAGAAAAACAAGTTCCTCTTGATCCAGAAACTGTTAAAAAGTCAGATCTTGTTTCCATCTTGAAGAGTCATGAAGAAACTCATGGTTCTTTTGACATGGATGTTGAAGACATTGCTAATTTTCTTTTAAATAACTGATACAAATGGAAGCAATCGTTGTTGCAATAATTGCCGCTATTGGTGGAGTTCTTGCTGCTTTAATACAAAAAGGCAGAAAAGAGAATAAAAATGACCACAATCATGTTGTTAACATGATTAAAATATTACATAAAGATGTAAATAAGGTTGATCAAAAAATTTCTAACCATATTGATTGGCATTTGGACAACAAAGACTAAAAATTCCTGTATAATGTCAAAAGGGCGCTCTCTGGCGGGTTTATTTCGTAAGATTAAGCTCGATACGGAGAGCGCCCTTACTATTAAGGAAATCAATGACAACTATCGTTGGTATACAAGGCGAAGACTACGCAACAATATGCACGGATTCTAGGATTTCATCATTTGATGAAAACGGCATGGCTTACCAGATAACAACATTAGGTACTGGTAGTTCTAAAATTGCAGAAAATGGTAGATACCTTTTGGGCGCAGCTGGTGACGTTAGGGCGATAAATATCCTTCACCATTCATTCTCCCCGCCAGCCCCATCATTTTATATAGCTGGCCCGAGGCTTGACCAATTTATTACTCAAAAGTTTATACCAGCATTGCGCGATTGTTTTGAATCAAGCGGATACGCAAGTCCAGACAATGACAATAAAACGCATATAGCTGAACATGAGTCAACAATAATTGTTGTAATAAATGCTTGTATATATATTATAGACGGAGATTATTCTTGGACTTCTGATAAAAACGGAATCTATGCAATAGGTACTGGTTCGTCATACGCTCTGGGCGCTCTTCAGGCGATTACTAATGGAAGAGAGCTTCCTTTGCCAAAAGCAAAGAAGGCGGTTGTTAAATCGCTATCAATTTCTTCAAAATTTGATCCATATACAGGAGCACCGTTTCAGGTTTTTACACAAACCCGATAATTTTTAAAATTCGCCTTGCAAACGCCATCGCCAGGTGTAAAATATCCGCAAAGAAAGGATACAAAATGATTACCCAAAAAGAAATTGACGAAATTATGAAGTCTCTTCCAAAGAGTATAAATCCAGAAATCTGGAAGGACACCTGCTCTGCACTCACGGGCCTTCGTGATGGCAAAAGCGCCAGAGAAACAAGTGCCTATTACAATATCTCATTAGATTTTGTTAATGAGTGTTGGAGTAAATACAATTTGATGTCAAACGTCAAAAAAGAAGTTGGAAAGAGAAGCGCAAAAGCCGCAAACATTAAGAAATTTTTGAATGACAATATTGGAAAAACAATTACTCCAAAAGATGTTGTCGATGCAACAAATATCTCAATGCCAACATTTTATAATTTTTACAATGCAAACCGTTCATATTTCAAAAAGATAAAAAGAGGAGAGTTTCAGGTTCTTGATCCCGCATCTGAAAGAGAGAGGGCTAAGTAGTCTTGGCTACCTCCAGCAAGGTTTATTGGGAAGAAGCTGCCTCTAATGAGGTTGGTGAGATCTTTAATCTTGTTGAGGATTATGAAAGAATTGATAAATTAAAAACTTCACTCGTTGGTGAAAATATATTTATTGATAATAATCCAATATCAGCAATGAGAGCAATTGTTGATCATATGATTGATAAAAGACTCTGGACTAGCGATCCATACGATATTAAAACAAGACCTGACGATTATTCAGCCTCAACAATTAAATCAATTAATGAAATTATTAAACATAATACATTTTTATGGCAGTCATTAGCTTGTTGTTCAATATTTTACTCAAAACAAGAGCATGATCAATATAATTTTGTTTCATATAAAAATAAAACACAATCTATTTTGATAAAAAAGCAAAGAGATTATGGACCCAAGAATATTGCAAGATTTGGTTTAAATGGGATTATTATAAGAACCCATGATAAAGTTGCAAGACTTGAAAACCTAGTTGAGCGTAGACTTCCGCCAGAAAATGAATCATTGATGGATAATCTTTTAGATATAATTGGTTATAGCGCTATTGCAATAATGTGGTGCAAAGATACTTTCCTACTGCCATTAGAAAATAAATCAGAAAAAATTTACTTAGAAAGAACTCCATATTACAATATGAGTTATTCAAAAAAGTATATTGAAATATCCCCAATACCTCGTCATATGACATCGTACAGGGTGGAGGGAGATATTCGTGACATCTGAAAATAAAGGTATCAAGGACTATACAATGGACATACTGTTATTAGTTGCATATATGGCATCTGGATTTGCTGTCATGGCAGTTATTAAAAATTTTAGATCCAAGAAAGATCTTTAATCTTTATTGAGTTATAATTAATTTGACACCCAATGTGTCTTGGCGCTCTTCGTGCCGCTATACTTGGGACCGTTATAGTACATGCTCTCCCCCTGAGAAATCGGGGGGAGATGCTTTTGCCGAATTAGCTCAGTGGCAGAGCAACCGCCTTGTAAGCGGTAGGTCCACAGTTCAATCCTGTG